TTTTTCCTAAACTGTCTACCACTCATGGGTGACATTATTCTATCACTCATTAAATCCACCCCCCCACCATTCACTAAAAACCTTCTTCACCATTCGGAACTTCCCACCAACCAAAAGCAATCCTAGAAACTGCATTACCTGTAGCACTCCTAGCCAAAATCCCAATCCTCTTACCGGGAGGTATAATATACTTACCATTCTCAACACTAATAACCGTTGTCTGCTGAGGAATCCTTCTCGTAAACGCCTCAATCCCCCCAACAGGTACCAACCCAGACTCATTATCCCTATATCTAATCACACCCACATTTTCAGGCAAATCCGGGCACATATTAGTACACGTTATAAAACCACTATCCAAAACTTCATCCATTACAGAATCAAAAAATATCCCACCTGTAAAATTATTTCCAGAAACATTAGTAACTGTCCAAACATTAACATACAACCTTAACCCCGAATTTTCCGGATTATATAACTCACCCCAACTATTATTATCAGAAGTAACACTCATTTCCGGTGTCTGTCCTAAAAAATACCTTCCACTTAAACTCATCCTATAATCCATCGGCTCAAATCTCGGCACACCATCTTTATACAAACCAAACCTGTTAGGCACTAAACCCATTAAAACACACCCCCCTACCCAATTATTCTCCTATAATGCTTTAACGTATCCCTAACACTCTCCGGAATAACATTACTCCTATCATACGTTAACCTTGCACTCATCAACTGTTCACTCACAATATTCTTATCCGAACCCCTCTGCTTAAACAATCCAACAACCGTATCAATAACCGCTTGCTCTAAATCAAACGGTAATGTTCTCTCCAAATCTTCATCTTCCCTAACCATCTGAGGAGTAATATATCCACCACTATAAACAACCTCAATATTCTTTCTCTCAGTACCGGGCAACGGGTCACGAACCATTCCTCCATGTGCCCTAGCACCCCAAGGGAAATTAAAGAAATTACTAATTATCACTCCACCATGAGAATCAAAAATCTCAAAATTTTCTAAATCGGTACTACTCACAACTTCCCCAACAAAAGGCGGTAAAAAATCCACACTTATTAACTCAATTAAAGGGGTACGGCTTACCTCAATATAAGGCGTACCCCAACCAACAACCCTCTCAACCACATTTTCCTTATACTCAAAATTCCTACCGCAATATGTTTCTACAATATCCCCTGCAACCTTAATCAATCTCTCAATAACATTATCCTGTGAAACATCCGGCAGACTTATTTTGAGTTCGGTCTTAACAACATCCAATGTAGTCAACACCGGACTTCACCCCTTTACTCATTATCATTTATCAAACTATCCGGCACATCATCTTCATCAATCACAATCACTTCTTCTTCTTTCTTTTTCTTCTTTCTTCTCGCTGTCTTTTTCTTTTTCGTTTCACTACCCTTAACCATCTTATCTACTTCCGGACTCTTTTTATCCTTTTCCACTTCACCATCATCTCCCACCAACTCAACTACACCCATCCCTAACAAGCGGGAAACGGTGGCAGAATCTAATCCTGCCACCTCTCCGGCTTGATAAGGTGAAATCCCTTTTAAAAATCTCACCTGTTTCCTCATCCTTATTCAATTCCCCTATCGGCAGGCTTAATTACCGCACCACCAAGGGCAACCACACTAGCAACTAATCTAGTACCCGTAGGGGTAGCAACAACCCTAATATACCGCTTAGCAGGCCCAAGGTTAACATCTAACCTAACCAAACCCTCATCAGCATCAGCCGCCGCAATAGTAACCGCATAATCTTCAAAATCTTCCCATCCAGTATCACCATCATGGGAATCCTCAACCTTAAACTCTACATCACCACTTCCGGCACCAGTCTGCCCAAACACAACACAACTCTGGAAATCAATTCTCTCAATAGCATCACCCTCAACTGCCGCACTCGCATTTTCAGGTACAATGCCAATATTCCCCTTTAATTGTGCCCCTACATCCGTTGGGAAAAAACCCATCATTCTCATCTCCTTTACTTTTAATCATCATCAAAAATATAACAGGTTGGCAAAGTTAAAACTCTACCAACCTATTTCCAACTTAAAGACCCCAATCAACCTGAGAAATAACCGCCAATTCCTTACCACGATATCTAGCACCAAAATCGTGTCTAGCAATCGCCCTAACAACAGTAGAGTCGGTACTAATACCACTCACCAAATTGGTACCATCATAATAAGCACCACCCTCAAACACATCCACAATCAACTGCGTATTCTCCGCAATTACCAAACTAGAGAAATCAGCAAAATACACCTCAGAAGTATTCTCCGTTGCATTAACAGTAAGGGTATTGGGAATCTGAGTAGTTGTACGGAATGGGTATCCATACAACTGCCCCATCATCATCTCATCCCAAAATACTCTATTGCCATTACCATCTAACAACGTCTGCAAAAACCACTTAGTACGAGGAGTAAACAACCATCCACCCTGCATAATTGGCACATTTGCCTCCTCCAAAAACCTAATAGCAGTACCTAAATCTTCTACTACTTCGGCTAAAGTGGAAACGGCACCCGCCTGTGTGCGGTTAAATACATGGTCATCATCAACCCAAAACCTCATGCCCTTTGGCTTACTCTCCGTACCATCATCCCTAATAAACGCTAAATCTTCTCTCAACCCCATACTTCTCACCATATCATTATTAACAATGGTGTCAGCTTGAGGGGAAGAATCCCTAATCAAATCATTGGAAATCGGTACTAACGCCGCTAACTTCTTAGCGGAAAGTTGCAACTGTCCAAACTCCTGCTGAGAGGGAGGAATATTGCGGTGTTCTCCCACATATTCAGCAGAACTTCCAGATGCAAGGAAAGGCATAGTCATACTTCCACTATTCATAGGAACAGTCATAGTACCACTACCTCTAACCACCGTCTGAGCAGTAAGCAAATCAATTACCTCAGCAACATACTCATCCGGTACAATCGCCCCACCACTCTCAAACACACTCTCCAATAATGCCTTGGAAAGAACTTCATCATTCCACTTATCCATAACAAACTTACTAGCTCTCTCAGCATCACCCTTATTCCCGGCTAATGCCCTAATAAAACGAGCCGCCCTATTCCCCTTTTTATGAGGTTTAGGCGGCTCTTGACTTTTATAATCTGCTATTAACTTATCTGCATAATTCTTTCCACTTGCCTCAACCTCTTTCCTAAATTCACCCAACTCATCACCAATCACTTCTCTAATAAACTTATCAACATCAGTCTTAGTCATATTTGCACCCATTACTCTTATTCAACTCCTTTACATTTTTTTTACTCAGTCAACCCTTCCGGTGAGTTTCGATTTTAAGTCACCAACAGCATCCTTAACAGCATCCCTAATCATGCCTTTCAACATCTCAACTTCAACTTCTTCTTCACCCTTTTCTTCATCCAACTCTAAAATCCAATCCTCACCACTTTCTGCTTTATCATTCAACGGGTCATCATCTTCAATGCCCATCTCCTGCACACCCAACTCCTCAATCCCCTCCGGTGGCTCACTAGGATTCAACTCAAAATCAGCATACCACCGATGCGGAACTGTTTCACCGGGCATTAAAACCTCATAAAAAACACCAACATTAACCCCTATAATCTGCATCGGCATATCATGCCCATCCATATGAGGAACTATTGGCTCAACCCAATCTTCTAGTTCAAATCTCTGCCCATCCACCTGCTTTTCTTGCCCATCTACATCCTCACCCAATACCTCAGTATCATCTAAATCATTAACACCTTCACTCACATCTTTTTCATTACCATCAAAACTCACCCCAACCACAAAATTCTTCTTATTCCCATCCACAATCTTACTCACCTTTTCCAACCTCTTAACCGGAATCCACAAACCACTCTCACCATAAACTCCATCCAATACCTTCTCAGCCCATTCCTTAATAGGGTCAATATCAATACCCTTACTTCTCGCCTCAATCAACGCCTCCGGATTGGAAGGTACAGGAACTACACTATATTCCAATAACTCCTGTTTAAAAAAATCAAACCCAAAATCTCTACTCTCATCATCAGCAACCATCCATTCCTTCGGCTTAAATCCAACACTCGTAGTATTCAAAAATCCACCCTTCAACATTTCCCTTACCATAAACCCAAATGGGTACAATTCCCTACTCGTAAACTCAGCATTACTTTTCAACTTCCCATCATCTACCCACTCACCCAAACTCCTAGCCACAGGCAATTCATCATAATTATGTGCCCACAACACAACAGGATTTTTTCTATAATTCGCTAAATCCCATCCATCCGGATTAATCGTATCTTCATCCCTATCAACACTTCCTGTACTAATAGCAAACTGTAAAACATTTTCATTATCATCAACACTCTTAATCTCCGTATCAAAAAACTTCCTAACATAAACCTCATTTCCAATATCATCACCGTTTTTCACACGTTCCTTAAACTTCACAATGTCAAGCACTTTCATATTCAAAAAACTTCACCCCCTTAAATTATTTAAGGCACGAATCGCCTCATTTTCCTGCCTCTGGAATCCTCTCTTAAACGCCCTTTCCACCCTTCTATCCCAAACACTCAAATCTCTATCAAACTGTTTCCAAATCTGCAACCTATCATCATCACTCATCCTAATATGTTCTTCCCTAACAATCGTAGTACAACGGCAATTAATATCTTCATCAGCAACCCCAAACCCTCCGGGGTACATGGTTGTATTTCCACTCTCCGGACTCACAAACTCATTTCCTAAAGTCTGAACCTGCCCATCTAACGCCGCATGGCTATCCCTCACCCTATCATCCATAACCGCCAACCATTCCCTCTGCTCAACAACACCACTCATCTCATACGCACTCATGGTAGCAAAATTACTACTCTCAATAACTTCCGTTCTAGCAATCCTAACCGCCCTATATCCCTTAGCATCAGCAAACGTTTCACTCACCCTACTAGCCAACTGAGGAATACTTTCACCCTCATTCACACCTAAAATCAAATTCTCCCTTAACTGTTCCCTCGTAGTTTCATTAATCAAACCCCTAATCTTAAACTCATTCTTATTCCTTAAATGGTCTTGCACCAAAGGATTCACCATACTAAAACTCGGCTCAATCCCCAACCCCAATAATGTCCTATTCCCAAACTCCTCAACCAATTCCCTAAAAACAGGGTCAGTCTGATTCTCAATATAAATAGGTCGCAACTGCTCTAAAACATTATCAATATCTCCCAACCCAACTTTTACTATTTTTTTTTTAATCCCCTTTTCATCATCATCATCATAATGTCCGGGGTTATCCGGTAATTCCTCAACATCATCCACAACATCAACCTCATCTAATTCCGGTGGCATCCTATCAACTCTCTCCGCAAATAACGCCCCCGGCACTCTAAATATCTCACCACTATCAACATCCTCCAAATCCTGCCACTCTCTCCACTCATTAACACTTCTACTCCAAGGTGCCGCCTTAGCAACCTCCAACTTAAACTCTCTATTCTCCGGAATCGGATTAATATAATCCAAAATTATTCTCTCATCAAACATCGGTACTAATCTTTCCTGCATCTCACTTCTCAATAACTCCAACCTCGGCACTAAAACCCATCTACTAAATATATAATCAGCCGCCTCAATCGTGGCTCTATTACTATTATCAATAATCCCCACAACCTCCGGTGGCACTCCAAAAACCTGTATAATCGTATTCCTCTCAAACTCCCTCAAACTAATTAATTCTTGGTCTTTAAAACTTTGGCTTAACTGGTGAACATCCATCTTCCCACTATGCCAATGTGAACGGAACGCCTTAAAAAATCCCCTATGTTCATTCTCCCACTTCATCTTCGCCCTAGCCAATTCCGACTCACTAGCACCATCAACACCAACCAACATATCCGGTGTGGCTCTATTATAAAACCAACTCTTAGTATGCTTAGCGGCATACTCATCCGTTTCTAATTCATCACCCAACGCCTCAGCAATCCCTGCACCTCTACCATATGGATTCTCCGGGTCAACATCCTTCAACCAAATAATCTCACTCTCCGGAATATCACCATGCCACCCCCTAAAATTAACCTTATAAAAAGGTCGTTTAATACTAGGGGTATCAATCACCCAATGAGGAGGAACAGGATAAAACTCAATCGGCATCCCAACCCCATTTCTCTCAATTACCCAAAACACCTCACCCTTCAAATCTAAATAATTCTGTGTAACCTGTATCGCCGTTCTCCCTGTCATAGTAGGGTTAGCATCATTCAACAAATCCAATAAAGGATGACTCTCTATTTCCCTTAAATCCCCATGCTCTTTCAACTTCTTCAAAACCCTTTTTCTGTTATTAAAATCTCCTCGTTGTGCTTTATAATTCCTAACGGCTCTATTATTAGCNCCCTGCTCAACAAACAATTCCCAACCAACACTAGCAATCCCACTACCAATCCGGCTAGTAACACTCCTCAACCAAGGCATCTTCTTATAAGCCGCCATCAACTCAGCCGTACCCCTCTTAGGTGGCTCTCCCCTTTGGAATACTCCAGTCAGAAGGTTAGACTTTCTTTCCTTATCATCAAAAAACTTACTCATCTTCCATGCCTCACTAACAAATCCCAACCTCTCAAACAATCCGGGCATCATCTAACCTCCTTCCCACTACTCCACAAATACAACATAAACAATATTAAAATAGGCACCGTCACCCATTTAACTAACCACCATCCAACCTCTACCAAAACATAAACCCCCTTTATACAAACGAAAATCCACCACCACTTAACATCAATTCCGTAAATCCCCAAACCATAGCATCAACCCTATCCGGACTTCCAAAATCTCTACTATCCGGTAAAAACATACACATCTCATCCTCCAACTTATCAAACAATCCAACATGGTGAATTTTCCCCTGCTCATATAAAGCGGCTATAGGCTCAGCTCTCGTATATTTCCCCTTACTAGCATGGACTTTTTTATAAGGTATTCTATTATCAACCGTTCTCAAAACCCTCTCAACCAAATCTCCACCTTGGTTAACCTCAGCCACAATCCTATCTGCTCTCCAACGGTGATATGCCTTAACCGCAACCTTCGCCCATCCATCCGGACTCAATTTACAAGTACAATCCTCTAACACATATCCTTTACCCTTATCATCTTTACCCACAACAATAATTCCAGTTTCGTCACTATCCTCACCACTCGTAACCGCCGGGTCAATGGCAACCACAATCCTAACCAACTTACTATGCTCAAAACCTTCCAATCTCTTTTCATCAATCCAACTTCTCTGCCATAACGCACCGGGCACATCATCCAAAATCTCAGCATATAACTCCTGCCTACCCAACCTAGTTCCAACTAATTTCCGTACAATGGAATTAAAAAAAACAGGGGATAAATTCTCCCTGTTCTCAAATGTACTCCCCTTAGTAACAAAACAATCTTCTTCCAACACCAAATCCCTAATTACCTTAACAGGCTTAGGAGTAGTGGTAATAATACAACGTGGATTCCTACCAATCCTCAACCCCAACTTCAACATATCATATGCCTCAGGGTATCTAAAACTACCTAACTCATCAATCCATGCCGTATCCGTATTGGCACCCCTTAATCTATCCGGCTCATCACCGGAATATGTGGTAGCAATAGCACCACTACTAAATGTTATCCTTCTTTTACTCGGCTCATAAACAGGTCTATCACCATCACTAAACACACTCAAAATCCCACTCGTTCCCTCAACCATAATATCCCTAACATCAGCCGCAGTAGGGGCAACCAACGCTATCCTCTTTGCCCCACCCTTAACTCTTTTCTTAATCCATTCTGCACCCGTTCTAGTTTTACCCCAACCTCTACCCGCTAAAATTAACCAAGTAACCCAATCTCCATCCGGCTCTTTTTGCGTATCTCTCGCCTTTTCATCCCAATCAAAAATAATCTTCCTAGCCAATTCATTATCCATCTTACTCAATACATACACTAACTCATCATCATCTAAATAACTTAACTCCCTATATAAACTCATTCCTCATCAACAACTTTTTCCTCTAATTCTGCCCTCTCCCTATTTTCCCTAATCATCCTTATTTCTTCCAACAACTTCTCCTTAGCATCCACAATCTCAATCGGCCCACCATCAGCACCCGTTAACTGGTGAGTTTCCTTTTTACCCCATCTAACTCCATACTTCCTTTCCAAAAACCAAGCATAAGCAGTCCAATTATTTCTTCCTGCTTGTAATATCCCACTAACGGCTCTCATTTCTGCACCGCTTTGTGCTTTTTTTATTCTGTCAAAAAACTCAACCTTCATATTACTTTTTCCCTCTAATTTATCCCTCTCACCATCTCTCAACCAACCATACCAACTCTCATGGCTAATCCCCAAATACTCAATTACAACCTTATCAAAATTACCCGCCGCAATAAATTGTTCTGCATTTTTAATCAACTCTTTAGTTAACTTACTCTTTCTAGCCATAAAAATCAGACTCCCTTTATTGGGACATTAACATTTTTAGCATTAAGTAAATGGGTAACTTTTGTAGGGTTTTCTTCATAACGAATAATATCAGTACCCCACTTCTTTTCAATCCTCCGGCATTGTTGTAACTCATAATCAAAACTTCTCCTCGCCACACAACCACCCACATTATCACCATGCTCACACTCATAAAAAAACTTATTCCATCTAAAAATCTTCCTATACTTATTCAACATCATCAACGCAAAATCATAATCTTCCTTATGGTCGCAACTCTCATCATAAAAAATATCATGCTCTAAATGCCCACTAAACGGCCCAAGTATAATTCTCCCTAAACTAAACGGCAACCACTCATCAAAACTAATAGGGTCACGATTCAAACTTAACCCCCACATCTTACTTCCTATCCCATCACAAATAGTAAAGCTATTCTCAAAAAACTCCATCAAATCATGCTCATGTAAAATCTTAGGTCTATTACTAACATTACTCCTATCTCTACCCTCATAATAACCAATATACTTCACATCATCATCCATCATAATCAACGGTCTATCCAAATTCCTCAATATCCAATTCCTAGCCTTAGTAACATTCCCATCCGCACTCTCCGGCATCACAATAACTCTATCCTTACCCACACTCTTAATATAACTCTCAGCTTGACTCTCCCTAACCACATACCTCATCATAGAAAAATACCCACTACCCAACAACCTATCTGCCCTCTTATAACTAGGACTCACCACATTAATCATCATAAATAATCCGCACCCCTAACTACCCTACCCCAACCCATTTTCCTCGTTTTCTTATTAGGGTGCGAACTACTAACCTTCTCAATCCCATACTTCTCAACCGCCACATTCCAATCCATCTCATTATCAAAATACAAAATTATATAATTATGGGCAAGCAATAAATCCTCCGCAAACTTAACTTCCGGCTCATCCTCAAACTCATTATTCCTACCCAATAACTTATCAACCTCATCCAAATCAAAACCTGTCAACTCCAAATCAAACTCCAAAATATCTAACTCCAAAAATACTTCCTTCAACTTTAACTTATCCCAATCTCCACTAATCTTATTTAAGGCAATATTCAACGCCTTTTCCTTCTGCTCATCCAAATCCACAACCACACAATCAACTTCACTAACTCCCATATCCCTCAAAACCTTAAACCTTTGGTGTCCACCAATAATCTTCAAATTTTTATTCACAACCAACGGCTCAACAAACCCAAATTCATTAATACTCATCTTAATCTTTTCATACTCACTATCACCGGGTTGTAAATCCTTCCTCGGATTATATCTAGCAGGTTTCAAATCATTTATAGCAATTTTTCTAATATCCATATAAATCACCGCCACGCCTAAACAACCTAATAAACCCATCCCAACACTCATCTAATTCTTCCAGTTGTAAACAATAACTCGGCTTATGGATAGGGCAATTACCAACATACCCATCCTCCACAAAATTCTCCTCATGGATAAAACTTTCCCTATCCACAAAACCTAAAATATTCGCCCAACCCTTACACTCCTCCAACTTCCTATCCCAACCAACCTCAACCAAAATATAATAATGAGGCACTACCCCCATCCTACTTTTTTTCCTAACCGTTTCCCACTTCTCAACTAATACCTTACCACCACTCTTGCAACTCTTAACCTCAATCACTTTCCCATTAATCTTCAAATCACCATCATCCATTAAATACTTATCATAAACCTCAAAATCAACCTCACACTCAAATCCCAAATTATTCATAAACCGAACAAACGCAACCTCACCCAACTTCCCAATAAAAACGTGTTCATAAACCTCACTATCCAACCTCATATAATGGGCATGGTCATCTTTTTTCATCTTAAAAGCAGTAACACTAGCAAACTCATCACATCTCTTTAAATCATTACCATTAAACAACACCCTAACCAACCCCAACCCCACCCTCCGTTTTATTGTTTCCATGTTTTTTTACACAAAAAAAGTCCGGCTCTAAAAACCGAACTTAATTACCCCACCGCTAGAAGGAGATTATTCTTCTTATTTAACATATTATCATCAAATCGCACCCTAAAACTATCAAAAAACTCTCATCATGCCCAACCAAGCATCATGGCAATCTTCCGTAATATCCTCTGCTTATACCTAAAAAATGTGGCATCACTCACATTCAAATGCCTCATCATCCTTTCCCTACTCCACTCCAAATCATAATGCTTAATAATAAAATCCCTTTCCTCCGGCAACAAACTTTCTCTCGCCGCCCTCGTAGCCATAAACTCTCTTTTTTTAGTATTCAACTTGTCCATCAAATCAACGTGTTTTTTACTTTCTTCCTTCATAACCAAATAATGCTCTATATTACTTTGGTACATCCCACTCCCCATATTATCCAAATAAATAATACTCCTAGAATATTTATATGTAATCTCATCCAACTCTTTTTCCATATTCTCTATTGCCTGCGGATAAAACTTATAATCATATAACCTATTTTGTGTTTTCTTTAAAAACCCCAATCAAAACACCACCCTTATAAATTCCTCACACTAATCTCAACCCTCTCCTCAATCTCATTCCTAACCTCAACCAACCTAGCCACAATCTCCTTAATCTGCCTATCATCCTTATAACAAATCTTATTCATCCCATCACACACACTTTTAATCATATTATCTAAATCCCCACCCTTGCCCATCCTAAAAATATTAATCACAACACCAACATCACCCTTCAACACATAAGCACCACAACTCTTAGCAACCCACCCAACATACTCCTCATAATTCCTTGTTTCCTCCGGCGTATATACATTACCCTTCCCAACATTCGCCCTCTGCTTAGGCACACATCTCCCTTTCACCTTAAATATAATCATGTTGGAATCGCCCTACCAATTTTACTATAAATCTCCTTCATAAACTGCCTATGCTGTCCCTCATCCTTACTCTTACTTTTTTCTAAATTATCCAAATACTCTCTCGTTCTCTCAATCTCAACATTTTTATTATCATTATCTTTCTTGCATACTTTTTCCACAGTAGGGGCATACTTACCCTTAATCACATTCCTAAAATTCTTCTGTACCATCAACCAATCAAAATCAGCACCACCAACCCACGTTTCCGTTCCCGCAATCAAAAAATTACTCTTACTCGCCTTACTAAATACCGCCTCAAAAGCCGATATATTACCGACATTCTCTTTCCATCTCTTAAACACATTATCCCTAACCAAATCCGGCAAATCATCCAATACCGCCCTATCAAAATCCTTCTCCGGCATCATAGAATTATACAACCCAACTATCTTCTCAACTACCTTATCTTTCTCACTTTCCTTTTTTTCATTATCATCAAAACACACACCATCTTCCTTCTTTATGTTTGTTGTTATTTCTTTATCTATATATTTCTTTATACAGGTCGTGTCACAACCTACCCCTAGGTCACCAGACAACCTACCCTCAGTCGCGACACGACCTACCCCTGAGTCGCCCTGCGACCTACCCCCATTTTTAACCACATCATCCACCAATATAATCTCATATAAATTAGAGGATAAAGCCACTTTTCCATCCTTACCCTCATATCTTTGGTTATGCTTAACAACCAACCCAACTTCCTCTAATTCCTTAATCGCCTCCTTAACCTTAGTCAACCCCATCCCTGCCGCCTTAGCAATCGTAGGATAAGAGGGGAAAGCCGTTCCATCCCTATTCCCATACCTACATAACACTATATAACACATTCGTGCGTAAATACTGATATTCAACTCACCATTAACACACGCATCCACAATCGCATTACTCACTTGGAAAAACGGCACATCATACTTTAATCTACTGCCATTCATTATTCCCAACCCCATCTTCACCCATCAATCTAATAAACTCTTTCTCAAAAATAAATCCATTCTCATATAACTCACTTAATCCCCACTTAGCACAATCCAAATCCACCTTAACATCCACACATATATCTTCAACAGTACCGGGGCACATACCATATATCTTATTCTTTAAAATATGTAAATACAAAACCTTCGCCTCCGGAGTAATACAAGCACCCAAAATCATCTCCCAACCCTTAACCTCAGTATCAATGTGCCTAACATTCATAATACCCAACCCCCAATCATATAAATTAACTGTTAAACAATTCTTCCACCTTTTCCTTATTTACCTTAAACCCTAAATCCCAACCACCATTATTAACCTTCCTAATCAAACCACCTCTCTCCAACCTTCTAAGGCACTCATTAATATTTTCAGTACAAAACAACATACTCAAATCATCCCTCATCATCCCAACATCCTTATTAATAACCCCATCCTTACTCTTAACATTAAACACATCACCCTTAAACTTAGCACGTTTCTTCTGTACCTCAACCATCCTATCAAATAAACTAACTTCATCCTGCCACATACACATCCTCAATAACACTAATTGCGACAACGGCTCAATCACATTATCATCAAACTTTTCCCCAACCGCCAAATTTCGACACTTATCCAACATTGCTCACCAACCCTTCACTTTTTTTTCATTTTCACCCCATAATCCCTGTTGACAAAAACAACCCCATCAGTATAATATAAAACAGGTACAAAAACTGCCCTCGGCATATGGAAATAAAGGTAACGATGAGAACCCAACCCTCTCATCACTACCTAACCCAACCCTTTCATTTGTCGAAAAACGGTAAAAAATAAGCGTGGTAACCCAATCACCACTCTTACCTATTACCAACCCAACTCTTGCAGTTTTTGTTCTCTAATCTCAATTTTTTCTTAGCCATCGGTAGCAGGGCGATTATCCCCGACCTGCTACCTTTTTCTGTTCAAAAACAGTCACATAATAACCATACCTCATTCATAATTTCCAGTCAATAGCAGTTATGTCGAATTGTTCGTAATTATCTCATAATTTCTCCACTATGCTTATTCTTCTGTTAAATTAATCACAACAGTATATTTTCCCTGAGTATTTATTATATCCGTCAATTTAAGTAACTTTTCACTTAACTCCTCCCCATCATAATCTCCCTCCATACCTATACTAAAACTCCTCTTATTCACAACCTTAGCAATCTTACCTTCTTTCACCACTCCACCATTCTCCCCGCTAGGTTTCTGATAACGATTAGTACCACCCTTGGAAGTTCCGGCACCACCTTTTTCCATCAACACACCATACTTCTTATAAACCTTCGTATAAAGCTGATAATAATTTACTCCCCAAATCTTCTGTAACTCTTGGTTATTATAAAACTCTCTCGCCTTTTTCACATACTCACTTGCCTGTTCTTCTCCCAAATCCTCAATCTGTTCCAACGTCAAAATATTATCCTTATCAAACATATTATAAATCACAACCTCTCCGCTAACTCCCGTATATCTTTTCCTCGCCTTTTCACCCTTCACAAAATCTAAAGGTGTGCGAATCATCCGGGGTTTTTTCTTCCCAATTCCGTTCCCGCCTCTATAGACGGGAACACTCATCAACTTTTTCATATCTTCTTGTTCAACAGTCAATACTAATTCACTCATTTTTTCTTCCCATTTTCTTCATCCTTAAACAACTCATCATCTTTACCTTTTCCCTTATTATTACCCCCAATCTGTTCACATTCCTTATCAACCCTTTCCTTCGCTTTTTGTTCCTCTTTCTCTTTCCTTCTCTCCATCTCTCTTTCCATTTCTTCATTCACATCATAAACATCATACTCAACCTCAATCAACCCATCATCATCCGCAACCTCTTTAACCTTAGCAACACTCTCATCCTTCTCAACATGTTGCATAATCTCAATGCTAATCGGCAAATACTTAAACATATTTCTAACAACCGTTTTCTTTGCCATTTCATCATAATCAGTAATCCAAGGCCCATTATTCTTCGCCTTACTTCTACTTCTTCTCTTTTCAATTTCCTCCAACGGCATAAACTCTAATTGGAATCCACCATCTTTAAATCTAGCCACACCATAAGCACCAATAACCTTCCCTCTATCACTTAAAGCAGGGTTATGAATTAAATCCGGATTCAATCCCAATCTATATTCAAAATCATCATTCTCTTTCACAACCTCAGCATAAATACTTTGGATATGCCCACTTCTCCTAGCAAGGTCAATCATCCCTCGATATCCCAAGATAAACGTTGCCTCTTGCCCATAAGGTATAACATAACAATGACCAATCAACCCCGGCTCTACACCCAACTGAGCCGCCTGCATAAAACATCCCAACAAACTAGGCATAGTACAACCTAACAACTTAGGGTTTGTCCTAATCACAGTAAACATAACCCTCGCCAATCTATCCGCATCCATATGTTTAGGTAACGCCTTTTCAATCTGTGGTTTCATCTTCTCCAAATAACTATAAATCGTACCCTCAGCACTTTTAACAACCTTACCCTCATCAGCCTTTTTAGCCAACCTATCCTTCAATTCTCCACTACTCTTAGCCATTAAAAACTCAACCCCTTTAACTTCTTATTTTATCCCAAATCTTCTACTATTAATTTTCTTACAAAAATTATCATACAACTCCGGATACTGTTCCTTAAATTCATTCGTATCAAACCTATTACTCACAACACCTTTCCAACTCACCACCCTATCCCCAACCTTCCCCATCTCATTCTCTCCCAACAAACTTTTCAAATTATTAGCCGCCTCATCCTTTCTC